AGAGGGAGGTACTTCGGCATACGTAGGCAAACGAGTTGTTTACCACACCGTATGTGAATACAAAGAACTTAACTCAGAATCAGACAAGCGTTATACGTGGTATGTGCAAGGTATTTATAGTTGTCCTAAGTACGTAAGGTATAAAGATGATTGATCCAGTAACAGCTATAGCCGCCGCATCGAAAGCCTTTGCGATGACTAAGGCATTTGTTGAAGCTGGACGATCTGCCGAAGACACATTAGGACAAGTAGCTAAGTGGTACGGTGCGGCTAGTGACGTACTATTTGATGAGTCTAAAAAGAGCAACCCAAATCCTTTTAAGAAGTTGGTGTTTGCTAAGTCTGCTGAATCTGAGGCAATAGAAGCCTTTGCAAGAAAGAAGAAGATAGAAGCTCAACGCAAAGAATTGCACAGCATCATAGGCATGGCTTATGGTAACCAAGGCTTACAAGAGCTGCGGGACATTAAGAAACAGGTAATAAAACAAAGGCGGGATGCTGTTTACCGACAGCAAGAAATGAAAGAACAAATACTAGCAACACTAGGTATTTTTTTTGGACTAGGCATCATAACAGTTTTAACAATATTTATTATGGGTGGTTTTAAATGACAAAAGCAGAGGACTTGTTGGCACGTCTAGAGGGCCATGAAAAAGAGTGTTTAGTTCGTTACGAAATGATACAGCGTCAACTTGACTCAGCGGCTAAGGACATATCTGTTAACCGACAGGCTGTCTTTGCTTTGTACCCTTTTATTCTGGGCGCTCTTGTTTTTGCTGAGTACATACGATGATTGAACAACTGATTGGACCAGTAACAGGTCTATTAGATAAATTTATTCAAGACAAAGATCAAAAAGCTAAACTGGCGCACGAAGTTGCGACAATGGCTCAAAGACATGCACAAGAATTAGCTAAGGCCCAGCTAGAAGTAAACAAAGCAGAAGCTGCACATAACTCTATGTTCGTGGCTGGATGGAGACCTGCAGTTGGTTGGTGCTGTGTGTTGGGAATGGCTGGAAACTTTCTTATAATACCAATGGCTAATTTTACTTTAGCTTTAATGGAAGTTCAAGTTAATATACCACTAATAGATTTAGAAACTATGATGCCAGTTCTTATGGGCATGTTAGGCTTAGGCGCTATGCGCTCTTATGAAAAAGTCAAGGGCGTATCAAGGGAGAAGTAAGAAATGTCGAAGAAAAGACAGACACGAAATTCTAAAAAGTTTAAAAAGGCTGCTGCGTCTAAAAGAGCTAGAGCGCCAATGCAAAAAGGCGGCCGCATGTATGCAGGAGGCACGTCTAATTTTGATGAGCGTACAGGGACTGTAAAACAAAGCGCCGCTGAAACTCGTCGTCTTCAAGAAGAAACTAAAGCACGACAAGCTGCAACGGCTGCTCAGCAACGAGCTGCTACAACTCAAGAAGAAACTCGTCGTCTTCAAGAACAAACTCGTCGTCTTCAAGCAGAAACAGCTGCACGACAACAAGGAACTGGGGCGGCTACAAGACAAACGCCTCAAAACGCTACAGTTGCACTTCAAGAGGAAACTCGTCGTCGTCAAGAAGAAACAGCTGCACGACAACAAGCTGCTGCAACAAGCGGTTTTGAACAACAAGCGCAAGCGGCGCAAGCGGCTACAGCCGAAACTCAAGATCAAACAGCAGCTATGGAAGCTACCATTAGAGCGGCACAAATGGCTGCAGCATCGGAACAACCTCCTGCAAATTCGGCTGAGGCTAGGGCACGACAGGCGGCTATAAGACAAGGACAACAACAAGCGCCTAATCCTGCTGATTATCGGCAAGGAGCAAATGATCCAGCATATAGAGCAGACATGGAAGAGTTTGCGCGAAGTATAACAGGCGGGGCAACTACTAATTATACTTACCCAAACACAGATACAAATGGTGACGGCATTCCTGATACTTATGTTCCACCTGCAGGCACTAGAACAGGCACTGGAACAGGCTCTGGTATTCCAGCTGGCGCTCCAATAAATCTTGAAATAGTTCGTCCACCGCTTCCAGAACTAGAACAAATTGAACCAGAAGACGTGGAAACTGGTCCAGATTCTAAAGTCTTTACAATGGCTGATACAGGTGACGCACAAGCTACAACGGCTCAAGTAACCCAAGCTGTTGCTGCACCTAGTGTTGAAGCTGCTCAAGCTGCTGCACCCCAACAAGTTCAGGCAGCACAAATGGAAGCTGCTCGTGCTGAAGGTGTTGCGCCCGGAGAAGCCGCACGAGGTCAAGTAAGTGATAGGGCTATTGCAAAAGTCGAAGAAGGCACCATTACTCAACCTGCTGTTGCAGCTACACGAGATACTGCGGCTGAACAAGCTGCAAGAGCAATGGCAGCTGAAAGACCTAAAGCGCGTGATTATGCTGAAGCTGCTACAAGCGGAACTACTATTGAAGTAGAAGACATCGAAGGCCCAGCAGTTGTTACACGCGAAGGCGCTACAGTCTCAAAAGCTGAAGTAGAGCGTTTAGGCCAAATAGCTCAAGGACGTGGTGTAGACCTTCAAGACCTTCCAGAATATAAAGATGTAATTCAAAAACGCATAGCTCAACAAGGCGAAGCAGCTACTGCTGAGTATCGCTCACGTCTTGGAGAAGCTCCACAAGCTGAAGCAGCACAAGCAGCATTTATTGGTGCAGATGAAACGCCACAAGCCCGTCAGCAACGCATAGAACAGTTTGACTCGTTTAGTCCTGCAAAGCGTGAAGCATATACGGCTTTAGGTGTTGATGCTCCTGAAGCTGCACAAATGGAAGAAGTTCGTAAAGCTGCTGCTGCAAGTCGTGAGGCTATTACGGCTGATGCGCCTCCTGAGGTTATTGCTGAACAAACAGACCTTGATAAACTTGGCACGTATCAGATGGTTGCAAAGCGTACAGCACAAGTTGCTGAAGCCGCCGAAGGCATTGCTACCCAACTAAGTGGTCAACCCGCAGTAGATCTTGAAGGTCGTCAAGCTATTCTTGGTGAAGCGCCAGTAGGCGATGCAGCCCAAATTGGTGGTATTCCAACTGCACAGGCTGCACAAATGCAAGCCGTTACAGGCCAAGCACGTAAAATGGCTGCTGCAGACATGGCGGCTGTTGTTGTTGAAATGCCTCCAGAAGTTACGGCTGCAATCTCAGAAGATCCTGCAACCGTTGAAGCCCAGCTTGATACTGGTGAAGATCCTCAAGTTGTAGCGGCTGTTGCAGCACTTCCAGAAGAAGCGCTTGTGTCTACACAGATGGAAGGTCTTCTTGCTGGCATGGAAGATGGCGAAGTTCCAATGTGGGCAAGACCTGCTGTAGACGCAATCAACGCACAGATGGCCTCCAGAGGCCTCAGCACGTCTACTGTTGGACGAGATGCGTTGTTTAATGCTATCATACAGAGTGCGCTGCCAATGGCTCAGAGCAATGCTCAAGCCCTTCAGCAACGTGCATCACAAAACCTCAGCAATCAACAACAAGCAAACTTAGAACAGTCTAAGCAGATTGCAAGTCTTCGTATGCAGAATCTTGCTAACCGTCAAACTGCTGCATCTCAAACAGCACAGATGGCACAGCAAATTAAAGTACAGCAAGGTGAATTCCGCCAACAAGCACAAATACTGACAGCCCAACAAGAACAACAGTCTCGCATGGCTGACGTGCAGTTTCAGCAGCAAAGAGCACAACAAGAGTCTGCACAAAGACAACAAGCAGCTGTACAAAACTTATCTTCGGCTCAACAGATGGAGCTTGCAAACCTACAGGCTATCAACGCCTCTGCAACTCAAAATCTAACAGCAGAGCAACAAACACGTCTTGCAACTTATCAAGCTCAAGTTAATCGTACTATGCGTCAGGCTGAACTTCAGCAGGACATGGAAAAAGCAAACCTCAGTACAGCGCTTCAGGTTGAACTAAAGAATTTGTCTGAACAAAACTTAGCTGCTCGTGATACAATGACGGCTGAAAACCAAGAGCGGTTGACTAATTTAAATACTCTTGTAGATTTCAAAAAGACTAACGCACAGTTAGCACAGCAAATGGATCTTGCAAACCTTTCAAATGATCAACAAATTCGACTTGCTAATCTTTCTGAAAGGGCTGCTGCAGACTCTGCAAACTTTACAGAAGCTAATCGTTTTGAGTTAAGCAGACTTCAAACCTATGCACAGGTTATGTCGCAAAACACTCAACTTCGTCAGCAGGCAGAACTTGCAAATCTTAGCACACAAGAAAAAATTACTCTTGCAAACTTAACTGCACAGAACCAAGCATCGGCTGATAATCTTAGCGCAGAACAACAGGTTGAGTTAGCTAACTTGAATGCCCGACTTCAAGAAGCTAGTCAAAATGCTCAAATGCGTCAGCAAATTATTTCACAAGACTTTAGTCAAAGTCAACAGACTGAACTTGCAAATCTTGAAGCTCTTAATCGTGCAGGGTCTGAAAATCTTAGTGCTGAACAGCAAGCAAAGTTAACAGAATATAATGCACAAGTCAATAAAAAAATACGTCAAGCTGAACTAAATCAACAAACTGAAGGTGCGAATCTTGATGCTAGGTTAAAAGTAGAGCTATCAGAATTATCTGAGCGTAATGCTACAGCCCGTGCAAACATGACGGCTGAACAGCAGACTCGTCTTGCAAACCTTAATGTTCTTGTTGATTTCCGTAAGACTGATGCGCAGTTTGCTCAGCAAATGGACATGGCAAATCTTGCAAATGAACAACAAATGGAACTTGCAAATCTTCAAGAAAGAGCTTCAGCGGATGCTGCAAACTTTACTGAAGAAAACAGATTCCGTCTTCAAGAGTTAAACAACTATGTTCAAGTTATGTCGCAGAATGAACAGTTGTTACAGCAAGCAGATCTTGCGCGTCTTAGCATGGAAGAGCGTATTTCTCTTGCAAACCTTGATTCTAAGAATCGTGCAGATTCAGAGTCTATGTCAGCACAAAACGTTGCAGAGCTTCAGCAGTATGAAAAGCGTATGCAGGCAGCACAAGTTAACGCGCAGCTTGCTCAACAAATGGGCCTTGCAAATCTTAGCAATCAACAACAAGCTGCAATGTTTAATGCTCAGATTGATGCAAATCTTGACATGAAACAGTTTGATGCTAACCAGCAGGCTGCAATGGCTAATAGTCAATTTATGCAGTCAATGACTATGAAGGACTTTGATGCTCGTCAACAGTCTATTATGCAAAACGCTACGGCTATGGCATCTATGGACATGGCAAACCTCGATGCACGTACACGCATTGCGGCACAAAACGCTCAAGCATTCTTACAAATGGATATGACAAACTTGTCAAATGAACAACAAATGGCTGTTATGAATCAACAACAAGCCCAGCAAACTATGTTGTCAAATCAAGCGGCTGAGAATGCAGCACGGCAGTTTAACGCTGCAAACCAACAACAAGCTGATCAGTTCATGGCAAGTTTAGCATCTCAAACAGAACAGTTCAACGCTTCTCAGACAAATGCTATGGCACAATTTAACACTTCTGAACAGAATCGTATTGCAGCACAAAATGCTCAAAACGCTACACAAGTATCTCTTGCTAATGCACAAATAGCAACAGATATTGATAAATTTAATACACAAATGGATCAGCAACGCGAACAGTTTAATACTGCAAATCAGCAAGCTATTGAACAAGCAGACATTGCATGGCGACGACAAACCAATACGATTAACACTGCGGCTCGTAATGCAGCCAATCAACAGAATGTTATGAACGCTTTTAATCTAAGTATGGCAGAAATGCAGTTCTTATGGCAAGAGGCTCGTGACAATGCAGCATATACACGACAGGCCTATGAAAATGATCAGACTCGTCGAACACAGTTATATGCTACAGCTATTGGAAACGAAGCGGCTGCTAGTGGTGAAAAGAACTCAACAACAACAAGCTCTATTGTTGCTGTAGTTGAAAGGCTATTAAAGCTTTAAATCTTGGAGGTTAATAATGGGATTTTTATCTAAAATTGGTAAAGGTATTAAAAGTGCTTTTAAATCTATTGGTAAAGGTATTAAAAGTGCTTTTAAATCTATTGGTAAGTTTATGGACAAGATTGGCATTGTTGGTCAAATCGGTTTGTCGCTTTTGTTGCCCGGCATTGGAGCTGCATTAAGTGGAATGTGGGGAAGTGTAGTAGGAGGATTACAAGCATATTCTGGAGTGGGTGCTTCAATTGTAAATGGTGCTGGTAATTTTCTTGCAAAAGCAACTACAATTGCTTCGAACATTACAAAACCTTTTACCACAATTACCGAAGGCGTTAAAAATGTTGTAGGTGAAACACTTAAGGCTGGTGCAAATGCGCTTGGTGTAGACACTGCGCTTTTAAAAGCAGGCGAAACATTTGGGTCAGAGTATTTAACAAAACTTGGAACAAGCATTAGCGAGGCAAATCTTACATCTATTGGAGAACAAATTACAGGTAGTGGTCAAGCATTTTTAGATTCATTCTCTGGAGGTGGTGTTGATCCAACAGGTGCTTACGAAACAAACCGCCTTGAAGCTGCAAACATTACTCCTGATAAAGTTTCAGCCATTACACCTCCTACACCACAGTTTGCTGAACCAGATTTAGCTACGCCTGATATGCCTGCTTCAATGACTGAGGTTAAAGTAACTGGAAAAGCGCCAGATTCTTTACTGTCACCAGACGTTGATTTAACTCCTCCTACAGTTGGCGATCCTTCTGTTGTAGGTAACCGTAAGCTGGCAATACAAGCAGAAGCTTCTCTTGATAGTGCTTTTGATAAAGAGTTTAATCCAGATTTTACAGCTGCTGAAAATAAAGCTATGCGTTCTGGTGATTTTAGTTCTATTACAAAAGCAGCAGACCCTGAATCGTTTATTGATAAAACAATGCGTTTAGGCCGTCAAAAACTTTCAGAGCTTCCAGAAAGGGCTATGGACAAACTAGGGTCAACACTTACAGATATTCCATCTCAATACGCTAAAAAGCTTGTAGGTTTAAGTCCAGATCCAACATACACTCAAGTATCTTACGCTACTGTTGTTCCAACAATCCAAGAAGCTCCAATGGTAGGAACAGCTATGGGAATGGATCCTGTACAGTATGTAGCCAACAATCAACAATCTATGGGTTTGCAGCCGTTTGGGTTTAATGCTAATATGTATAATGAAGCAACATACATAAATACTATGCGTAAATACGGTTTAGCTTAAAGGAAAATAATACATGAACGAAGAATATAATCAGATCGTTTTAACGGGCGGTAGGCCTATTCCGGGCCAAAGCCTGACAAGCGATCCTTCAGACCCAGCACCTTATGAAAAGCCTCCTGAGTTTACTTCGGTTCATGAGGCTTCTGAAGATATTTTTGAAGGTCTTATTGAAGAGCAAAACTATAAAGAAATAATGGACGTTCTTGTTCAAGATGTGCCTGTTATGGATATTGTACAAACGTTGTTATTTGCTGGATTTAAAGAGGGCAAATGGAACCCTGACTTGATGTTAATGCTTGTTGAGCCTGTTGCTTATATGATTTTAGCGCTTGCTGAACGTGCAGGGATTGACCCAAAAATTTATCAAGGCGAAGAAGAAGATGAAGCTGAAGAGCGAGTATTTGGCGCTACGCTTGAAAAAGAAAAGCTAGAAAATATTAAAAAGCTTGCAGCAATTGGTCAAACTCCTTCAAGTGCTATTACGCCTGAAATGGTAGAAACAATTGAAAAGTTACCTGTTCCAGAAATGTCAAGCCTTATGTCACGACCTGAAGAAGCCTCAGCGCCTGCTGAAGAAAGCCTGCTTGCACCACAGCCTGTTACAGAGGAAGAAGTATAATGTCTATTGAACAATTTGGCGAATCTCTTTTAACGGACATTCGCAAAAGAAGAGAACAAGAATCACGACGACTTCGGAAGCAAGAAGAGCGTAATGCTTTATTGGGTCTTGGCATTGGTCTTGCGGCTAAGATAGGTAATGAGCGTCTTGCAGCAAAAACAAATGATTTTTTAACAAAAGAACCTATTTGGAATGCTAATCTTGCTCAAAAACAAGCTAGAACTTATACGGCAGATCTTTTTAACACCGAAACTCAAATGGCTGCACAGGGTGGCGAGCTTGATTGGACTTTAAAAAATATGGGTCCGCAATTTGAAGAATACCTCCAAAGAAATTTACCAGATGACATTACAGGCAAAGCTGGGCCTTATGAAGAGTGGCGAGAAAAACAAAAATTAAAAATGGCTGAAGACTGGTTAGAAAATCAATATAGGCCTGCTCTTGCTTTAGCTAAAAAAGTAGCAAGTGAAGAAGACTATTCTGCTATGGTAGAATTAAATACTAAAAAAGCTGCGCCAAGTAATTTAGGTTCATGGGTTACAAGAACAGGTGCAAATTTAATAGGCGGTAAAAACCAAAAAGATGTAGAAACTGAAGCCGTTATAGCTATTACTGAAGGTAGAATGGCTGAAAACGCAGAAAAATTAAATACATTTATGTCTACATATCGAAGAACGGGAGATATAGTTAGATCGTTTGATATTGCAAATGTTGTTTTTCCTGAAGTTGAAATGAGCGCTGATGAAAAATTCAAAATTAATAGAACTCAAAAACTACAAGAAATTGATGATCGTCTTGTTGTTTATGAAGAGGTTGAAAAGACCGAAATAAACACCGGCGAAAAAACTACTGAAATTAATGTTACAGATGAAGGTAAGCCTCGTGTTATTTTTAAACCTAATTCTGATAATAATACTGTTTCTTTAGACACTATGAAAGGTTTAAACACTATTTTTAACTTTGAAAAAGATGGTCGTCAGTTATTAAGACCTGAGGCATTTGCAAATTTTGCAGATGAGGCAACTAACGAACAATTAAATATTCAAGCACCTAAAACAGTAGCAGAACATAATAAGCTACAAGCTATTTATCGAAAATATTTAAATAACTCTGATAACTTGCGTGATGAATATCGCAATCAAAAAACTCTTCGAACTTTTGAGTTGGTTGTTGGAGAGCCTGAAGAGTTACAAGCAATGCTGTCTAGTGTTTTAGTTGAAACAGATCCACAAAAAAGAAACGCTGCAATGCAAGAACTACAAACATTTATTGCTTCTAAACTTTCTTTTGCTGAAGAACTTCAATCAGCTACTACATTTGATTACAACACTACTTTTAGGAATCCATAATGCCTAGAACAGTTACTCTTCCCGATGGGACTTCATATCGAAATGTACCTGATGATGTTACAGATTCTGAAGTATATCAGAAACATATTTCTCGTCAAACAGAAGAGCCTGAAGAGGAAGTAAAACTAACCACAGATCAAGAAATAGAGCAAAACACTGATGACTCTACGGATCTTGGTGATTTTGCAAGGGATACTGCGCGTGTGTTAACCAATGTAGGGGTTGCTGGAACTAAAGCAGTTTCGGATGTTGCAAATATTGTAGCTAATGCTTTAGGTAAAAAAGGCGATCTTATTACAGACGACTTTAGACGAGCTACAACACGCCAATTTGTTTCTGCTTTTACGCCTCTTATTCCCGGATTAAAAACAGAAGACGTTATTGATGCTGAAGGTAAAGTCTTACCTAGAGAAACTTTGGGCGGGACTGCATTAGAAATAGCTCCATATGTAGTAGGCGGCACAGCTATTGCCGGGACTAAACTAATGTCAGCTACACCTCGAATTGTAAATGGTATTTTAAGCGGTGTAGCTATTGATCAATTATTATACACAGGTGATAACGCTTTAGCAAACACTTTATCAGAGTCAGAGCTTTTTGAAGCAGAAAGCATGGCTCAAAACTTAGTTGAATATCTTTCAGTAAATGAAGACGATACTGCGCTTGAAGAACGTACAAAACTTTTAGCTGAAGGTGTTGCAATAGGCGTAGGTGCTGAGGCAATTATGGGGACTGCTAAACTAGCATCTAAAGCAAAACAATTATTTAATAAGGGTTATGCAAAACTTACACGCTCTGAAGAAGCAGAAATTATTGCTGACTATCTTAAAGATGCTCGACAAGCTACTAACTTAAGGGCTGAGCAGCCTAACCTTATTTTTTCAGAAACTCCTCAAGGCGTTGCTCAAGTTGCGCAACAAAACAGTAGCAAGCTTCGTCGGTTTATGCAACAAACATTTACTTCTCGTGGTTATTGGACCCCACAGGCTTTTAATGCTTTTAATGATGCTCAATATGCACAGCGTCAAATTGTAAAAGAAGCAGAAAATATTTCCAATAGACTTCAGCAGTCTTTACGTTCACTAGGTGATGAAGCAACTACAGAAACTGCAACCAAAAATGTTCAAAACGCACTACGCGAAGACTTAGGCTTTCATCCGCAAGTAACCCAAGAAGCTCGTGTACGCTTTGTAATGGATAAATACGATGTAACTGAAGAGGTTGCTACAGAAGTATTGAATGCTCGTCAGTTAATTGACAGGCTTTCTGGTCGTCTTGCTAATTCTAACATACCTAATGGCGAGTTTCGTGAAACCATCCTTGAAAACTCTGGTGAATATATTCGAAGATCTTATCGTTTATTTGAAGATAGCGGCTATAAGCCTTCTGAGTCTGCTGTGCGCCAAGCCGAAGACTACCTTGTAGGTCAACAATTAAAACGTGGGCTTAATTATGATGAAGCTTACGAAGTGGCTCGTGGCAAAATTGATGAGGTTTTATCTCAAGGTGATAGAGCTGCTGCAGAAGACTATTACTCAAAAGTTCGTAGAGTTAATAAAGAAATATTAAAAGAGAAAAAAGATATTCCTGCAGAAATTCGTGCATTAATGGGAGAAATCGAAGAGCCTGCAGAAAACATTGTGTTGACTGTATCTAAGCTTGCTAAACTTACAGAAAACAACCAGTTCTTTAACAACCTTAATCAGCTGGGCAGTAATAAGTATATTTTTAATAAGCCTCTTGAGCGTGATGGTGTTTCATACTCCATTAAAATTAGCGGAACAAATTCTGTGCTAGATGGTAAGTACACTACGCCTGAAATGCTTGCAGCTATTAAAGAAAAAGAAGTACATTTTTCAGCATTTGATTCAGGATTTTTTAGAAATTTAGCTGCAATAAAAGGCTCTTCACAAAAAATGAAAACCATTTATAGCCACGTTACACACTTACGTAACGCTTCTGGTGGTGCGCAGTTTGGTATTGCTAATGGCATGAATCCTTTTAATCAAGCAAATAAAACAGCACAAGCGTTAAAGAACAGCATTGTTCGTGGCGGCGACGAAGAGCTTGATGCAATGTACGAAAAATACTTGCGATTAGGAATTATTAATACAAACGTTAGGGTTAATGAATTTCGTGCACTTCTTGAAACAGGCTTTGAGTCTGGACCAGATACGCTTGTCCAAAAACTAGGAAGTAAAGTACGTGGCTATGGTTTTATAGAAAAACTAGATAAAGGCGCTACAGACGTATATATGGCTGTAGATGATTTTTATAAAGTCAACGCTTTTGAGCATGAGTTAGATTATCTTAAACGTGCAATGCCCGATGAAAGTCTTGATGTTTTAGAATCTGAGGCTGCTCGCATTGTTCAAAATACTTTTCCTAATTATGACAGGGTTCCAAAAGGAATTAAAGCTTTGCGTTATTTACCAATCGGTAACTTTGTTGCGTTTCCTACAGAAATTTGGAGAACTAGTGTAAACATTGTTAAGCAGTCTTCTAAAGAAATTACATCTGGTAATGATGAGCTTGTACGTCGGGGCCAACAACGTCTTGCAGGATTTACTGCTATGCTTGCAGCACCTAGTTTTGTAGCAAGTCAGACAGCGCAGTTTGCAGGGTTTAATGATGACGAAGCAGAAGCCTTACAAACCCTTTCAAGAACTCCTTGGTCTGATGCGCCTAAAAATGTTGTAAGAATGGGCGATAAGCTTTACACAAACGATACTCAGTTTATTGATTCATACTCTCCCTTAAAAGAGCCTATTATGTCTGCATTAGATAGCATTCAGTCTGGACAGCTTAGGGGTGAAGAATTAGAAAGCTATTTAGCTGATGCTGTTTTGTCAGCAACTAAAAAGCTTTTAACTCCCTATGTAGGCGAGTCTATGGTAACAGAATCCTTGCGTGAAATTTATGGGGCTGCTACGGGCGATGGTAGAACATCAACCGGAGTTCCTGTGTTTGTAGAAGGCATGAATAATACTGATAAAGCTATTGCTGCGTTTACACTTATTGTAGATCCTTTTGTTCCGGGAAGTGTTTCAAGCGGTAAAGGCATGTACGATGCTTATTTTGAAACGCCTAATAGAACTACGGGCAAGCCTAAGAGCTTGGGTGCTGAACTTGTAACTAACCTCACAGGAGCTAGGTTTACAGAGTTTAATCCGTCTGATGCTTTAATGTACAAAGTTAAAGAGTATAACAGGCTTAAAAGAGAAATTATTTCTTCAAAACCTGATTATTCTATGACGGCAAACGACGCATACGAAAAACAAATAAACCGTCAAAAAGCATTATACGAAATACAACAAGATATGTATGAGTATGCAATGGCTGCAGAAACTTTATTGGGTCGTAAAGATGTTATTATGCTTCTTAGGGAAAATGACATGCCTGTTAAAGAAATTGGCTTTTTGTTGTCAGGTAAGTTTAGACCAGAAAAATACTCTTTTGGAAAAACTTTAGATCTTATTGAAAAAATTGATTTTGAAGGTCAAGAAAAAGCCCAAGTTATTAATGACATTTATCGTGCTTATGGAAACATGATGGCTACTCCGCTCATGCCCGTAACGCCTGAAGAGCGTGAAGCAGCATTTGTAGAAGACCGTAAAAAGTTTGCAAAAGGCGGTGAAGTTATTGTCCCCAATGCACCTACTGAGCCTGACGAGCGTATCGACAAGATGACAGGACTGCCCTACAACATACAAGCTGGGTCGGCTTTTGTAGACGAAGAAGACCCCGAAAAGCGCATGTTGTTTAACGAAGGCGGTTTTGTTGACAGGATTAAAAAAGCAGGCTATGACGCAGCTGCAGAAGCCTTAGGAGTCCCTAAAGAAGGCCTTGAGTGGGCTATGAACATAGATAAAAAGTATCCTGAAGCTGAACGGCTTGATGGCCGTGGTGATGCTGCGAGACACTTAGCTCTAGGCGTTGTTGCTCAAAAAGCTAACTATCCTGAAGCAACTAGATTCCTTGCAAACTTACGAGAGTTTGTTGAGCTTGATGTTAAAGGCGGGGCTATGGATATAGCAAACAACAACAAAGGCTTTAAAATTAAAGCAGATAGTTACGAGGATGCTGAAAGAAAAATTGATAAAATGATTAGGAATAAAGAGGTGCTGTACTACACGCCTAAAGAAAGCAAGTCAAGACGAGGCTATCAAGTTGGTGGAAGCGTTGAAGATCCTAGCATGTATAGATCAGACGGAAGTAAAAAATCTGCACAAGGTTTTCTAGGGCCGGTAAAAAACAATGTTGAAGGCGGCACTATGACAGAAGTTTCTGTAGGCATGGAAATAAACGGTCAAGAAATGGAAGTGCCTACAATGGTTCCTACTCTTACTACAAAAGAAATAGAAGCCTTAGCAAATATGCAGCTTGAAGGAAACGCTAAAAATATTCCTGAGTCTATTATCATGAAAGCAAAACAACACGCTTTACAAAGAATAGAGCAGGGTCTTAGCCCCTTCTATCAAGACGGAGAAAAATAATAATGCAAAGACTCATTGATACTTTAAAGCGTCATGAGGGTGTTAAATACTATGTCTACAAAGACCACCTTGGCTATGAAACTATTGGCGTAGGGCGCTGTATAAAGATGGGCGTAGGCTTAGGGCTTACACACGACGAAGTAGACTATCTGTTGATGAACGACATTCAGCGTTGTATTGAAGAACTTGATGCAGCCTTTTCATGGTTTAAAGATCTTACTGAAATTCGACGCGAAGCAATGGTAAACCTATGTTTTAACTTAGGCCTTACACGCCTTAGAAAATTTGAGAATGCGCTTGCAGCTATGGCAATTCATAACTACGAGGAAGCAGCAGATGAATTTCTGGACAGTCGTTGGGCTGTTCAAGTTGGTCAACGTGCAGTAGAAGTAACTGAAATGATCCGCACTGGAGAAATCTATGACTAAGAAAAAAGATTCGAGGCTAGAAAGGGCAGGAGTAAGTGGCTATAACAAACCGAAACGTACACCCAACCACAAAACAAAGTCACACATCGTGGTGGCAAAAGAAGGCGACAAAGTTAAAACAATACGCTTTGGTGAAAAGGGCGCGAAAACTGCAGGCAAGCCAAAGCCCGGCGAGTCAGCAGCAATGAAAGCAAAGCGAAAATCGTTCAAAGCAAGACATGCTAAAAATATAGCAAAAGGAAAAATGTCAGCGGCTTACTGGGCCGATAAAGTAAAATGGTAGTAGATTTATTTACAAAGCATCCAAAGTCTGCTAATGAAACATATTGGCAGCACTTAAAGCGAGCGGCTATGTTTTCAGGCTGGCTGCTTTTGGGAGGTATTGTATGTGCAGTTCATGCAGTCTTTCCTTTTTTATTCACTCAAACTGCAAGCAAAATAGTGAGTAAGTTATACACTAAACACTAAGCCGTGAGGCTATAGCACGTCGAGATGACGTTAGGAGATACACAATGCATAAATATATATTAACAGCAGTTTTGCTGTCTGCTCCAGCATTTGGAGCTAATGGTATTCTCATACAGAAAGGAAATCAACAGTACGTGGTCATACCAGACTGTCAGATCTTCGAAGATGTGAAAGATGTAAAGGTAAGACGCTTACATGTAGGCGCACCAGTTCACATGAAACATAAAGGGCGATTAGTTCGCTGTAGAATAGAAGAAATAGAGGAACTAAGATGACAATTAAACAAGCACTTAAATCACGAACAGTACAGTATGGCGTAGCTCTTGCTGTTCTTTCAGTTCTCCAAGGCTTTGTAGGTTTTCTTCCCACTAATCCAGCTGTTCAGGCTATGGTAGGCTGTGTGATTGCAAGCGGTATTGTTGTTCTTCGATTTATGACAACTCAACCAGTGAGCCAAAAATGACAGCAAAGAAAAAAACAAAAACAAAATCTCGTGTTAACGAGGCAGGCAATTATACTAAGCCTACTATGCGTAAGCAACTTTTTAACAAGATAAAGGCTGGCTCTAAGGGCGGTAAAGCTGGTCAGTGGTCAGCCCGTAAAGCTCAAATGCTTGCTAAAGAGTATAAGGCTGCAGGCGGAGGTTACAAGTAATGGCTCTAAAAAAGTCTCAGAAGTCTCTTAAGGCTTGGACAAAACAAAAGTGGCGTACTAAGTCAGGCGAAAAGTCTAGTAAAACAGGTGAGCGTTATCTGCCTGAAAAAGCTATCAAGGCTTTGTCAGCTAAAGAGTACGCTGCTACTAGCCGCAAGAAACGCGAAGACACAAAAAAGGGCAAACAACACAGCAAACAGCCGCAGAAGGTTGCCCAAAAAACTCGAAGATACAGATCTAAAAAGTCTTAGTGTTTAACGCATCAAGTTCTTTTTCAATCTTTTCATGTAATCCTTCGAAATAATAAAGAGCCTGATCAAGAACTGTTGTAATAATTTTATGTTCTTCAGGCTCTTTAAATATCTTACCTACCTCATCCTTTGGAAGTTTATTGAACTCTGTCATTAAGTTTCCAGAAGCGTCAAAGAAAATCCTAAAACCAATAAGGTTTCCTTCCTGTTTATTACTAGCCATTTCGTGTTTCCATTTCAATACGAACAATGTCTAGTCCGTCAAGATAATCTTTAGATTCCATTAACAACTTTAGCTGAGACTCAATTGCTTCATAGAAAGCGTCGTGGTCATGGAAGGCCATTGGGTTACTAATAATAACCTCAACAGCCATTGCGTGTTTTTTTATGTCTGCTTCGTAGTAACTTTTCATTGTCTTCAGTATTTGGTTTGGATTTAACATCTTTTTTATCCTTAAAAATTTTATCCCAGTTAGCGTCAAACTTATCTTTATTAATTTGACGGGGGGACGAACCCTTCCCGCCATGCCATGCGCTCATATTATATCTCGCAGTTGTTGCCTGTGCAAGCTAAAGTCTGTGAACCTTCAGTCATGTCACTGCTTTCTGTTATGTCCCAAGACACTTCTGTGGGGAAATTAACAACCATTTCGTTGTACTCTTCCTCGCTAAAAGGCTCATAAGGCGCTTGCTGATAAGTGTGTTCAGAGTAAGGTAAGAAACTAATGCCGCTAATCTTATCAAACTTATTGTATAGCCACTGGCCTACTTCCAAGAATTCTTCATCACGATAATAACACGTCATGGAGGGCTTATGTTCGCACCAAAAGTCTTGATAAATCTCCCACAGTTCTAACTGCTCCATAGCACCCATCTCAGACGCTACCACAGCTCCTTCAGGAGATTTTATGGGGAAGCTGAATACCTTGGTAGTGGGTGACATTATGTCGTCTTCTACGGGGATTCCAGCCTGTTCAAGGACTTGGCAGAGTGGGTCTCTTGCGTCTGCTCTAACTCGTCTAATATACTGATCTGAGTATCGAGGGTGAATACCACTTGCAGAATCAACCAGCTGACTAACAGTACCGGAAGGTTTAACAGCAGTAATGGCAGTGCTAGGATTAATACCAAGCTTTGCAGCCCAATGCTTGTTAGTTTCAATAGCTTCTTCTTTAAGTTCTGTGAGCCAAGTTTTAAGAACACCTTTGTCTCTCCTTCCTGATAGAGTTGCATGGTCCATAATACCTGTAAGACTTACCCCCAACAACGCTTCTTCTTCAGTGTTTTTTTGCCAGACCTTTCTTAAATACCTAAAGTTTGTGAGGGTAGCTTGTAAAGTTCCAAGGATAGTCGCAACACGTACTTTTCGTTTGAGGTCTGACAAAGTATCGGTTGACCTGACGACAACTTCCGACAGATTGCAGAACTGGTAGGGTCGGAGGATAATTTCGCTGCATGGATTAGTTCCAAAATCATAGGTAGCGTCTCGTCGCTCGTTTTTTGCAGCTTGTTTTTGACTTGCAACCCTAGAGAAAACTCCTCGTTCTCCAGAGCGGGACTCGTATAAACTTTTCCACTCATTTAAAAATGCCTCAAAATCAGGTTTCTCTGTGTAACACGCACTGTTGTTTGCTAGTCCTCGCTGAGGATTATCTTGCCACCATTGGCCTGATTTGGCTCGTCGGATTCGATCGTCAGTGAGGTTAGATAAACTGATAAGAGCGGACCTGCGAACACCTCCGACGACAACGATCTGTGCAATCTTACAGCACAAATCATGGCATTCGATGGAGCTAAGTTTACGTCCAGAAGCTTCCCGAAAGATGCTGACTGTGAAGTTGAACAAATCGACAAGAGGCTCTGGACCAGACGCTCTACCGCCAAAGGTTTTAAGGGCTGCCCCTGCAGGTCGTACTCCACTGATGTCCCATTTTGGAAGTTGACCCGAATAGAGCAAGCTAATAAGTTCTCTGTAAGCTTTAGCCCATCCAATTTTGCTATCGGCGACATGTATAACGGTATCTGTTTCATGGAACTCCTCTGCTACTTCTGGTAATTTGCTAATATATTGGCGCTCAACACTGAAGCCTACGCCAGTTCCACACATAAGCACGTACATCATTTCGTCAAATGCTTTTGGGTGGTCGATTGGTAAATAACTACAATTAAATCCTGCTACGTTATCACGATCAAGGGCTTCTCCTGCTGTCATAAGCGCTCGCATTGATGGCATAACATTTAAGTCGTGGATATCTGCAAACATTCCATTAGCTTCTTCGAGGGTAATCTTGCCCTTTTCAATCCAGAAATTAAGATATCGGTCAATTGTTTCTTCCCACGTTTCACGCCGCTGTTCATCTGGTAAGTATCTAGCATAACGTGATTTGTGGATATATTGTTGGTACAAGTCCATTAGTCTTCCTTTTCGGTTGGTTGAAAAACAACTACTGTAGCATCACAAAAACTGCAGGTCAATGTTGTTTCGATTATGTTGTTGTCGTCCATATCTGTGGAGTCTATGTCGCCTCCCCAAATTAATTCAGAATTACAAACGTAGCATTTCAATAATTTTTCTCCTTTGTTCATTAGTGTATTTTGTCCAATTAATAATTTGCTCTTTTGTTCTGCCGCAGCCTGAGCATTTATCATTCACTAATTTGCATTCTTTCACGCAAGGAGATTCCATTTTCTTTTCTTTTTCTAGGAGGTGCTTCTCCTTTTCGTTTAAATTTTTTTTTACGGTTAAACTTATCAGAGCGTTCTTGTTTACGATCTATCATAGTCCTTCTTCTTTGTAGTCCTTATCAATCCATTCATCGGGTAGTGATTCTTCACTATACCATCTAAATCCTTTTGAGCTTGCCCACTCTGCGTGAGACCTTTTTGTTCCGTCTGTACGCCTTTTAGCTTGAGGCATCGGCGCATTAGGGTCAGAAAACAAAAAGACTAGCTCGTAGTTTTCGGGTAAAGATTTGTTTATCCATACATATTTAGTGTATTCGGGTGCATCCCAAAAACGTCCCTTGGCTTCAAGCAATATTGTTTTACCGTCTATTACTTTAACAAAGTCTGCATGGTACGTGTGTTCAACAACATAGTCAACCTTTGTCGTGTGTATGTCCCAATCGGATAAAGGTCCAGAGTGTAGTTTATATTCCCAGTGTGAGTCATACCCTACTTCTAAATCTTTTTCTCGTGGCCTCACAACCCTCCGCTTGCGATAGCCCTTCCGTATTTTAGGTTCTTTACTCAATGTATTACTACTCCTCTTCGTTCTATCTCTAGCTCTAGAGCAGCCTGCAGGTCAAAAAGCGCTTCATCTTCAACGCTATTGACATCGTTGCCGTTAGTAAAGTGTGCAGCAAAACCAAGAATAATTACTTCGAGGGGAACTAAAAGTTCCTGTTTATCATTTTCCATGTTTGCATCTCAGCTTTAATATCTTCTAGAGTGTATGAGTTTATAGGTCTATAAGGCTGTCGAGCCACTAAACCTTTTAGTTTTTTGCGTACCCACCGTGGTGAAAAGGTACTAAGAAAAAACTTGTTGTTGGCAAAAACATGCGTCTGATCAGGGAGAAGTTCTTTGTAATTATCTAAAGTGATCTTCTTGGCTTCTTCTTCAGAGACTAATGTTTTTAACCAAGCAACAAGAATAGGTCCAACTTGTTTGTTGATTTGTTTAATTGTTTTTCTATTCATAAAAGAATCTCTTCAACTCGTGGCTCTACGGCAACTTCAGTAAAGTACACAGGGCCATTAGAATATTTGAATGCTCTAAGCCCTTCGCCATCGTTAGCGTCTGAGTAGCACTCAAACTTATAAGGACAGTATGCACAACCAGAAGGTAGTTTCATATTACCTTTTTTACCTTCAGGTATAGGAGCATAGCACCTGTCGGGAGGCGTGTCAACAGCAATTGCTGCCTTGACCTTTGCGATTTTTTCTTTTACGTTTGGCTTCTCAAGGTCGTCAGGCCGAAACAAACACAACTCGCCGCTCTCTTTGTTGATAACAAGAAAGCCGCCAGCATTTGTTTCTTCAGCAGTTTCATAGCCAGACAACTGTGCAAGATAGCCGAAAGGATCGTTGTTGACCAGTGAGCCATCTTTAAATTTATTAAAAGAAAACTTTGAAGCTGTTTTAACGTCTACAACTTCACCGTTTATTTTACAATCCATGTGGCCTTTGATGCCGTCAACATCTATTTCTTTTTGTTCTGATGTAACTTTGTGACCTGCCATTCGTACTAACATCAAGACTATTTCTTCTAGGATATGTCCATAAAGAAACTTGATTTGTGTTGAGCCACTAACAACGTGAGGATCTGAAGAGCTTTGGCTTTCATACCACAGCTGTCGCAAAGGCCTACCAATGTTAGACATTCGAAGTCTAAAGCTGTTGTCAACTTCTCGTGGTTTAGACCAAGCAAGTATGCTTTCTTTCATACGCGAAAGAGTTAAGTCTAGTTCTTCTTCAGAGATATTTAAAGCCTCCCCAGTGGAAAGGCCTTCAAGACTAGAATATATGTCTTGTATTAAAGTGTCTAATGTTTTCATTCTGATTCCAGTTTGACTCGGTTAATAACCTGACGGGCTTCTTCGATAGAACACTGAAACCATTCGCCTTGTTGATTAAATTTAGCAGCAAGCAACTGATGCGCTTGAGACTCTGATGCTCGACGATCATTTACTTTACAAAAGAATTGTAACTCATAATCACGGAAAGGGCTAGAAGTTTGATAACCTTTTAATCTGTCCATTGCATCTACGGCCATTCCAACCTTTACCCAGCCTTCAAACGCAGGGTTAGTAATGATATATACTTCACCTTCTTTTGAAGACTTATAGTTTTGTAAAGAGCTAAACGCAGCTTCTTCAAAACCTTTGTACCTTCCGGGCTTGTGGAGCGGATGTGAAGCAGGAATATATTTCCCGTCTACATACATACGCTTTTTGTTTTTCTTAATGTATGGTCCTAGTCGCCGTCTACCGCCATCGCAACCAAGATAAAACTTTTCTCCGTTTTCTTCAAAGATGTTTGTTTTGTAGTTTCTAGCTTCTTCCTCGGTGTGTGTTATTTCTTTTGGCATTATAAACTCCTTAAGTTTTTTAAAGGATTTAGTCTAGATATAGCTAGATTATAACAGTCTACAGAAACTTTCCAGTTATTAGAAGGATCTATTTCTCCTTTCTTCCAAAACTTTGCTTCTTTAAAGTATTCGGTCTTTGTCTTGTAGCCAAGAATCCAGCCCTCGTCGAATGAAGGTAATACTCTTACAAAAACATAAAGATCACAGTTTTGATGAAGACTTGTTTTTGCTATTGAGCATTCATAGTTAGGTTTAGGAGGATAGTTAGTTCGTTTAGTTTTTACATCTACTTTTAGGTCGTTGTAAAGCATATCATAGTCTTTAGTATGTGATAAATCAACACCTAAAAACTTGGCTACCATCATTTCGCCGCTGAACCCAGCAACATTTCCTTGTCCTTTAGTAATAGAATTTTTTATGTGCCCTAAATTCTCAGCAAGCTCTTGGGCCTTTTTGAACTCTGCATGATTAAGTTTAGTGTGTATCAGCCCAGCTGTTTCCAACATTATATTCTCCTGTTAACTCACACTTTAAATTAAAGTCCCTACCAGCTTGTTCAATTGCAGCAATACCTAATTCACCTACTTTATCTGCTATATCTTTGTGCGCTTCAATCTGCCATTCATCGTGGACGTTAGCAACAAAGTGTGCGTCTAAGTCTTTAATACTTTTTTGCAAATTAATCAACGCCTGCTTCATAACAATTGCACCAGCGCCTTGTAACAAAGTATTTAGTGCAGCGTGTTCTGAACGCACAAACAACTTACGTTTGTCTAAGCCTTTGAGGTAACCTCTTTTAGACGCTCGTGCAACTCTGTCCTTAAGATCCTTGAATGCAGGGAGATTATCGAAGAAAGATTGTCTAAGTCTTCCACCATCTTTTGCGTCTCCTCCAACCACTGATCCAAGCTTTGCATCTCCTGCGCCGTATAGGAGGGCATAGATGAAAGTTTTTGCCTGAGGTCTTGATTCAAGTCCTGCAGCCATTTGATTTGCTGTGTGTATGTCTCCGTTAAGTAATTCATAAGTAAACCCTTCATCGTTCATGTAGTGAGCTAACATACGTAATTCTAAGCCGCTGGCATCAATACCAACCAGTTTGTAATTGTCTTCGACTGTCCAACATTCTCGACACTCTTTGCCGTAAGGACTGCTTGTACTTGGAATCTGTGCCATGTTAGGGCTGCTGTGTGTCATTCGACCTGTTACAGCACCAATAGTATTGACATACCCACGAATGCGTCCGTCGTCTTGCATTTCTTTAAACCAAGAGTTTATCTGGGCTATGCGCTTTTGAAGCATTAAATACTCAGCGATGATAGCTGCTTCAGGTATATCTTTTATTTGCGATAAAACTTTTTCATCAACAATTGGCTGTCCCGTAGGCGTAAATTTTGTAGGCTTCCAGCCAAACTCCAAGAGATACTCTCCAATTTGTTTTCTAGAACCAAGGTTAAAAGGTTCAGAATCACAACGAACAAGATGCTCGTCTGGATTCTTACACGCTTTTTCGTATTCTTCATCAGATAATCTGACCTTTTTAGTTTCGTTTTTGACTTGCGCCATCTTAGAAACCTTACCTGCTTTGGTCAGTGTTGGAACAAGAGTAATAGATGTTTCGCGTGGCTTGAATGTTTTATGCACACGCTTTTCAGCTTTACTAATCTTTTCGTTTAGTTCTGCTAGAAGACCCATAGCATGTTGCTGATTTAGCTTAAAGCCTCTATCACGTTGTAGATTAAGAATTCGATACACTTCGTGTTCTAATTTGATGCACTGAGCGCCAAAGCCAACAGACTCTGTGCGTGAAAGATGTCGATAAACTTTATAATTAAGAGACACGTCTTGTTTGCAATACGTTAGCATCTCAGGTGTATAGTATTCAAAGTTATCGTATTCAATCTTTCTGTGTCGGAGCCTGTATCCCCAGCCCTCAAGACCGTGACCGCCTTCTCGTGTTGGATTAAACAGTCGAGAAAGCACTAGGGTATCTACAATATTAATACTGCCGTCATCAAGATCAACGCCTGTAAGGTTTTTAATTACAGGTATATCATACCCTAAAATATTATGACCGATTAGCTTGTTTGCTTTTTGTAAAAGTTTTATTCCTTCTTCGATTTTATCTGGACCGTACTCGTAAGTCTTTCCGGTCTCAGTGTCCATTGCAACCAAGCAGAATATTTCTGTAGGCTGCAAGCCGTTTGCTTCTATGTCAAAGACATAAGCTGTCATATCTCATCTCCAAGCTCATCAATCATAGTATCTATATCTACTTCAGATAAGCGTCCGGTTTCTTTGTCGTAAAACAAGTGTGTTGCAAGTCCGACATCGCCTGTGTATCTAGATTTTAATACACGCACTTTGGTTGTTGAGGCGACCATAGGATCATCAGACTGTTGATTGCGCTCTAAGCTTATCACACAATCGCTTAGCTGTGCAATAGATTGAGACCCACGTAAATGATTTAGTGCTGTCTCAATACCATTTTCGTGACCACGATCGCCTTGAGTCCTTCGCAAGTGTGAAACAAGAATCATCCCACAGCCCGTCTCTTCTACAAGGGTTCGGAGTCTGTGCATAATCATATCAATAGCTTTGCGCTCGTCGGGGTCATCAGATAAAAGAACTAGCATGTGTAGGTGGTCAAGAACTATCCACTTACAATCACAACCTATGATCATGTATCGAAGTTTACTAAATACACTTTCGAGGTCGTTCATCCCAAGATGTCCGTACACCCAAACACGATCTTTGTTTTCTCCGCCAAACATTTGATGGTGTATCTGGCGAAGATCGTCTTGATCAAAAAGATTACGAACGCTGTCAAGGTGCAATCGGGCATCAGCTTCAATAGAAAGTATACCGTCGATTGTACGCTGCCAGTTTTCTTCGAGGGCCATAACGCCCACATTATCTTTAGTTTTTTGTATCAGCCAGTGTTCTAGTTCTCTTGTAACACTAGACTTACCAAGACCTGTACCGCCTGTCAAAGTAACTAACTCGCCAGCACGTAAGCCTTCGAGCTTTTCATTAAGACCCTTCCAAGGAAAAGGAATAGAATCTTTGCGTGTGCGATTGAGGTAGTTGTCAACATTTTCTGAAACATTAAGAACGCCTGAAGGTGTGTAGAGTTTGGCGTTCCACCAGTAGTGTACAAAGTTTTTGTGCTGTGAAGCTCGCAACATATCGTTAGCGTCTTTGTAGTCTACGGGAAGCTCCATAATTTTAGCTTTGCCCGGCCTCAAAAGCTTTGCGACTTTCTTTGCAGCCTCACGACCATGCTTGTCATTGTCAAAGCAAATGATAATGTTATCAAAAGATTCTAGAAACTCTAGGTTTTCTTTCACATCACGGTCTGCTGATTGTGCGCCATTACGGATAGATACAACAGGCCATTGCGACCCCATCAATTCGTAAGCTGACATAGCATCTATTTCGCCTTCAACAAGAGTTATGTACTTACCGCCTGACTGAAAGAGCTGTTGACCGAAAAGGCCAGAACTTTTTGCATCACCACGCCAAGTAAATTCTTTGTTGGGCTTTCGAACTTTTGCTCCGACCTCTGTACCGTCAGAGTAATAAGGATAAATATGTTCTACGATCTGACCCGTAGAGTTTTTAACAGAGCGAACCCTGTATTTTTTAGCGGTTTGTAGGCTGATATTCCTATCAGTTAGTGGGTAAAACTCTCCTTGATTTGTAGTCATGGGTGTCTTCTTAAAGTTTGTGATAGAAGTCACATTGTTTTCCTGCTTAGGTTTAGGAAGAAAAACTCCGCAGCTAAAACATTTGACAGAGCCGTCATCATTTATAGCTGCAGAGTCGGAACCCCCACACTCAGTGCAGGGGATATGGGTTTGAACAAAAGACATATTAGTCCTCGTCTGTTTCAGTTTCCTCTTCTGTAACAACAGCTTCTTCAGTTAGAAACTCTTGTACTTTTGCGTGTAATGCAACTGCCGCAGCTTGTGCAATAACCATACGGTCTTCAAGACCTCGCACATCCTGCTCTGCCATAACTAAAAGTTGGAAGGCCTTTTGGCCCTCCGGTGCTAAAGATTCTACATTGTATGCAGTACCTTCATGAACATAAGTGACGCTCATTAAATTTCATCCTCCTCTTCTTCAACATCAAACTCAGCACCATCAGGCGCATCATATTCTACAAGATCTAAAACTTGCATAGCTTGAAAATCTAAGCCACGGAAGTCTTGACCATTCCACTGTGTTTCCCATTCTTTGTACTGCACTTTTACATGGGAACCATTACCAACTGTTATGTTGATTTCACGCTTGCTTTTATCGTAAAGCTTTGGTGCCTCACGAACCATCCCACGAGGTCCATCGACCTTACGCTTGATGATAAGCGCTGGGCCTTCTTCCATATCTTTTACGGTAAAACCACGATTGCGGAAACTGTTAGCGACCTCGTCATCGACTACAAGGTTTACAGAATACGCTGGTGTGTACTTAGTGTTTGGTGTAGTAACAAACGACCAGTATGCTCTTCCTTCTACAACTGCCATAATTTATCTCCTGTATAAATAATCAATAAAGTTCGGTATTTGTTTGAGTATGTACTCTTCTGTTAGATCAGTACCTCGATCAACAGCCCCCATCTTAATCCATGTTTGCATCAATGTCAAGGCCTCAGGGGAAGGCATATGTACGCCTAGCATCATTGCGAATGCACGGGCAATAACATCTTCTATTAATTCATCTTGCGTTAGTTCATTGTATTCATACACTCCTTTTACTCCGTAGCTATTGTTGCCGTAATAAGAGCATTGAGTTTAACTGTATCTAAAAGAAAGTTAAAGTCTTCAGCTCCTAAATCTGAAGACATGGTAATTGCTCCGTCTGTTTCTGTCAATAGTATAAAAGTACCATGTGCATTATTACCAACTTCTTCTGTAATTTTTGCAGTGGCCCTTTCAATCTTAGATAAAAGCGTTAGCTCCTCTGGTTTGTTTTTAGTAAAGTCTCCGTTAACTACCTTCATGAATTCACCTCTTGTATTAAACGATCTACGTACCACTTACATTTTCTAAGGTCTTCAATGGGCTTACCCTTGTAATCATAACGCCAAAGATATTTAAGAGCATTGCCTTTTAGATAGCCTCTAAACTCATTCTCAGGCATTGAAGCTTTGATAGCTTCGATGGCCTCAATAGCGCCGTTGTTATAATGATCGGGCTTCATAACAGGATCAGAAGTTTTGCGAATAGAAAGATCATTAAGTTTTTTCATAGCGTCCCATTGATCAGGGGTTGCATTATTTATAGACATCAGTATTCTCCGTTTCGAATTTTCTGCAGTATATCATAGGTTTGATTATAACTCAACTCCAAAGCATTAAGACTTTTAAGTATTGAATCATAATCTGGATTATCATTACAATAAATATTTACAAACACTAAGTCTGAAATAATATCTTCAACTTCTTTTGTTTCTAACATATCTTTTCCTATATAATATTTACATGATCATCATTGATAATTGTTTGGATGTGGATGTAACCTTCGGGCCAATAAGTGTACGACTCTTTAAGTGCCTTTGCTGCTCTATGTACTGAAGCTTCAAAGTGTTCGAACATTCCCATCTCTTCTTTGTAGTACCAAAATGGTATGCGTAACACCGGCTCTGCTGGTCCGTTATATTCATAATAAACAATTATCTCTGCGTCATTAGAAGTAGGCCCATCATTACCAAACATTTTTGTATGGTTATTTTCTGGTTGTTTCATAAAGACATCCTCATATTAGCATCGGCATGACGCTGTTCATCCGCCCTGACATAACGAATCATTGTTGACAGTGTTGCATTTGGCCCAAGTGCATAATAATTACGGGCAATAGTTGGACAAATAACATCTTCTACTTGACCGCTTTGCACAAGATTTAAGTATTCAGTATAGCTTTCAACTGCTTCTTGTTCGAAGTAGGCTACCATACGATGCGCTGTTTTGGAAGAACAGATGTAAAGAACTAAGTAAAAATGCCAGAAAACAAACTGTGCCGCAGTAATTAAAAATCTTTCAAACGCATTGGGCTGTGCAATCTCCAAGAAAAACATAAGGTGCATACGCTCATTCTTAGCTTCTTCAAGCATCTGGTCTATGTAAGGATCATAGCCACGCCGAAGCCGCCGTAAACTTTTAAGGTGTAGCATCATTCCAGCCACCATAGCTGGGACAGCCGCTACTGTTTCAAGAACTACGGCACGATGCCCATATCGCTTAGCAAAAAAAGTATCTGCTGTCCATTTAAAAAAGCTCGTCATGCTACGAGCAAATAAGTCTTTCATTTATATCTCCTTTAGCAAGGCTACACTTAACATAAAAAATGATATAGCGTTTAGCATTATCAAAGCCCTGTCTCTCCAAATGACAGACACCCAAGTCCATAAGGCTATTCCCACCACACCAAACATAAGATCATATATACGATACTCTGGTCCAGCAGACCTCAAGGCCAAGCTACAAAGAACTATAATAGATGCTAACCACTTTAAGTACCAATCAAAGTTTTCAGGATACCAGTTTCTGTCGGGTTTGTTGCGACCCAGAGCGCGAACTGCTGGGTCTCCTTTTCCTTCATTGCCTTTCATAGGTCGCTAGGCCAAGCAATAGTTAAATCAGATTTATAGTAATTAATAATACTGTCTGTAATCATGGATAAAAATTCTCGTTGTTCTGCAATTTCCATCTTTCTAAATAAAGATAAAAGACTTGCCCCTGTTGTACACACAGGCTGATACTCAATATCTAACTGTCGTGCCGCCGCCTGAAAATCAGGAAGCTCCCACTCAAGATCTTCTAGGATTTCAACAGGAGTAATACTGTTGTTGTCCATAATATCCAAGATATCTCTTGGCGTATCTACTACAATATCTACTGCTGGAACATAGAAGTCTTCTTGAATATGTACATTAGCCATGTTATGCCGCCTTTAAATAGTTACGAAGTATTGAAATAGAATCTTGCTGTCGCTTGAACTGAACCGAAGCAAGGGTATTTTTGTTACGAACATTATCAGCGTGAGTTGTATAATCTGTTACGGCATTGTATGCAGCCCACTCTGTGTTGCCCAATCGAGGTACATAAGTATTACAATAAGCATTCCACAAATAATTGTAACCTGTATTAGTTCTTTTGAGCGATCGTCCAATTTCATTAGGGCTTATCCCTTCATCAAAAATAAGATCATGTACTTGATCATTAACTCCAACAATTTCTGCAAACATTAGACAAGCATTAATAGGTTCTATTGAAGTTGTATACATACGCTTCCAAACTTCACGTTCAGATTCAAAGAAATCCAAAGACTTTACAATAGTCCTCGAAGCTTTATCAAGATCTAAGTTAAGAGTGTGGTTGCCTTTGAAGACTGCAACCTCCCCAGAAATAAATACTTGAAGATTTGTACAGGCCTGTTGGATTGCCGCCGCACTGATAACAAACGGAAAGCTACTGTCAATAGATGTTGTAGCCAGTAAACCCAGTGAAGCTGTATCACCATCTGGAGTTTCGTAAGTATGAGCAGGCAACTTATACTTTACAAAAGATCTTGCACCGTCGTGACTGACTGCGATCTGTTCGCTGATGCCATCGGTATTCAGGCCACTACGCAATATAATTTCTCGCGCAGTTTTGATAACATCTTTTGGGGCTACCGCCTTGTGACGGGCCGAATGAATACCTAAACAAGCGCCGGTATCTGTGCGATAGGTTACATATTTATCTGCTTCACGTAATTGAAAAATACCTTCTTCTTCCTCAACATCAAACAATACGGGCGTTGTTTTGATATCAAAGTCTGCGGAGCCAAAGCCCCCGAAAGTATCGGAGGCGTTAGAGTTAAACATATTGACAACAGTATTCATGTGCAATTCTCCTTTAAGCTGCACGTTCAACGATTAACTGGCGTGGGATATCTACCAACTTTCGGAAGCCAACCGGACGTGACCTAGAATGCTGGAGGTAAAAACCGTACTTGCCAATTTGAAGGCTGTAAAAACATTCGCCTTTTGAGATGCCATAGCGGTTCTTTACTTTACGCTTACGGATCATGTAGCTTTTGTTAAACAACTTTCCTGTGTTCATATCAACTCTCCTGTGAGTTTTGGTAGGTTTGAAAGCCTCATCGCTTCGAGGCCATTACAAGGTAACAGAACTGACGGCGGCTGTCAACCCCAATCACGCCCATGCTTTTTTCTATACAGCATCTCGAAGGCATCCAAATAATCAAGATACTTGTCTATTTCATCTTTAAAATATTTTTTATAATACATCTTTTCAACACCGATAGCTATCTGTTTGTCGTGAGAAAAGCTAAACTCCCACGCTTGTTTTAACAAACTTAATCTAAGATCTTTTCTCATGGTTCGCCCCATTCCTTGCCTAATCTATCAACAGCGTTTATGATCTTATCATGATCTTCGTCGGTAATAACTGGTAAAATATTTCCTAGTTCTGGATACTTATCCAGTCTTACAGCATCAAGCTCTATGAACTTATCATAAGGGTCATAAGTATAATTTACAGTTATATCTAAAGCAATTTTAAGGTTTCTACTCTGCATCAGGTTCATCCTCTAAAACATATCCATCACATACTTCTATATCTAAATTATGAACTTTAAGAAACTCATCCCAATCTGCAAACTCATCAAACAATTCTTCGGCATGGTCTCGACTTTCAGCTTTCACTCGAACTTCATAAATCTTTGTCATAAATATTTGATATGTTTTCATTCTACTAATCCTCTATGGTATAAATCATTTGAAAGTGTTACCATCATTTTTTGTAAACGCATTACATCTTCTTCTAAAGAATCTACTTCAAGATCATCTAACAAACAAGCAATCTCTAACTCAATATCATAAACTAAATCGGATAATGTTGTCATGTCACACCTCACTGTACTAAATAATTATAATGAGCTTCAGAAACTTCAAAGCCATTGTTCCACGATTTGTCTCTATCTCCTAGAAAATTACACCAATTGTTCCAAAGTTGTTCGGTTCCAATACTATGACAAATAGTAATATACTGTTGGATCTTGGAGCGTCGAAGATCTTCAGACTTCAAAGTGTTTGAAAGTTTCAAGTGCTTTTCATCAATCCCATACATTCTAATATTATGAGTATCAATACAACCAACCAGCCCTACCGTCAGCTGACAAACGAATCCGGCCTTCGCAAGTCCAAGCCCCGGCACCCTAAGAAATATTCGCATGAGCGTTGCAGCTTTATCAGCTTCAGATTTCTTGGAGTTTACGACAGCCATAAATTGTCCGTACATAAAATCTTTACGAGCCTGAAGATAATTGTATGTCTTCTTTTTATTGCCCCACAAGAAGCGTGAGTCGCCTCCTACGGCCTTTACATCTTTCATCTGATAACCTACGGTTGACCAATTCTGTTGAATGCTCAAAGCCACCATAAGTATTACATCTGCAAGGTTGTCTGCTGACTGCTGTGAAAAACTTTGGATTGCTGTGCCGTGAATGTTATACATCTTTTAACTCCTGTAAAAATTTACTTACACTTAAACTTGAACTTGTGACTGCCTCGTGGAACTCATAGACATCAACCATCGTCCAAACATTGTTGAGCCTCTTGCCCCACGCCTCTACTAAGATACCACAGAAATCGTCGTCGTCAAGACAGTAACGCACCTTGCGCTCATAGTTCAGTTTCTTGACTCTTTGTAGGCTACCAACAGCCATCTTCCCACTCAAACTTTTCATCAGGGTTTCTCCTAAATATATTTGATAAAGCTTCGCGTGTTTCGGGTGTATAAGTTTTTAACTCTATTGCTGAGTATTCATACAGTATAATTTCTCTAATTTCTTTAACGCGATAACGCGCATTTTCTCTTAACGCTTTACGCCCTGCCTCGACCTTGGCCTCTTCATAATATATAGTTGTAAAAATATCTTCCCAATCTCCAAGCTTGTTTTGTTTCTGAAGAATATATTCTTTCATTCTGAGTCCTCGCCATTTGCTTTATCACATCTTTTTTGAAAATCTTCTTTATCTATTGTTAGCCAACAGACAATAATAATTGTAGATATTAAAATAATTATTCCCCACGATGGATCAAAATTCATTTAATGTAGCCTCCTACTATAATACCTATGGCATATGCCGTAATTGCCGTCATGAAAAAACCTGCAAGCAAAAGCGTTGGATCATAGTACATAACTTATTGACCTCCCATAACTTTAAAATTATATTTTAACATTGCCCACGCATGATGGTCGTCGGAGCAAGCAGATATAAAACTTAGCAAATCATCAATGGTCATCATGTTGGTATTCATAATATTATTCCTCATCCCAAGGTATCATTTTTTCCCAGCAAGGCGGACAGTGATAAACACCACTATCAGCTCCAATAAGTATTTCGCGCTCGTCTGCATCTAAATCGGGAAACACATTCTGCACCAAAGCATTTCGGTCGGTCTTGTAATATTCCCAGTCTTTTTGGGGAACATCGACAGCCTGTAAAGATTTACACATATTGCATTCAGACATAACATACATAATATTATTCCTCAAATTCAGCCATAAACATTATTGCGTCTTTAAAGCCTTGCTCGTGACCAGCTCGATGACCTACAAAGTAGGCCACCATAAATGTCAAAGCAATTAAACCTAATACAAAATAATCCATAATATTATTCCTCGTTCGTTTTAATTACTTTTTTCCAAACTTTAAACGAAAGATCTTTGCCTCTTTTAGAGCATTCAGAGTATCCCTTGTTTCGTGGAACACCTAATTCTATTAAGCGCTTTGTCGCTTCGTCTCGATCTTCTAAAACTTTAATAATATCTTCGCCATTTACTTGGTCAATATAACTACACACTAACGATGTGATTGCGATTGAAATGGCTTCGCCATGTGATTTTGATATGCTCATAATATTTATTTCCGTATGTGATGAATTAAAAGTTTATAAAACCCAGATTAAGCATCTGGGTCAGTTTCGAGGTAAGCCATGATGATGTCAAGCTTCGCTTCGAAGGTAGCAAGTTTCTTGTCGGTTGCATCCTGTCGCTTTGTGATGGCATCAAATCGTGCTTGGAACTCTTTGAGTTCTGACGTGTTTGCTTGAATCTTTTTAGCGGTTGTCTTTGGCTTCGGAGTATCCTTGATAACAGCCTTGTTCTTCTTAGCCTTTACAGGCTTCGAGGTCATCATGTTGAGGAACTTCTTTGGCACTGTCTCAGCTTCGAAGAAGCGGCCCACATCTGCATGGGTTATCGGGGTTTCGGCGTGTTCTGTTTGAAACTTCAACAGAATGGCGCTGAAGACTTTGGAGAGTCTATAAGACTCAGTCGATGTTTTGCCACCGATCTTGCCAAAGTGCTTTGCTACAGCATAAAGCTGTCGTGTGGATGCTGTGCGATTCCCATCAACGTTAGCGAAAATCTCTGATTTTTGAAGGTTCGAAATGCTCATGTTCATTACTCCGTAATGGTTTTAGGTTTGAAGCAACGCTGTGTCGCTGTTGCCATTCCA